ATCCTCAGAAGGAACTTCCTCTTCTGGCATCTCGTCACCCATTTGATCTTGATCCATGCCTTGATCCATGCCTTGATCCATGCCTTGATCCATGCCTTGATCCATACCCTGATCCATTTGCCCATCCTCTACTTCTTGATCAAACTCTCCCTTAGCATCTGCTGCTGCTGCCTCTGCGTCCATAGGAGCCTCTTGACCCAGGGTTTCGTCAGACGGGTACTGCTCTTCTTCACCACCCATCATTTGCTCTTCTCCAGGCACTCCTTGAGCGGCACCACCCATCATTTGCTCTTCTCCAGGCACTCCTTGAGCGGCACCACCCATGGTTTTTAATACGTGACCTATTTTTTCAAGGTCCATCGCTACTCTACCAAGATCAACATAATTCATGAAAGAGTTTTCTTGTAAAACGTCTGAAAATCCAACACTGTAAAACAAGGCATTAAGGTAATCGTTAACATCAATAGCCTCTACACCATTCTTTTCTTTCAATAAACTAGCCATCTCTGATAAGATTTTCTTATTTATAGAATCTTTAGAGCAAACTCTTGCCAACGATTCAAAAACAACAACCTGAGCATTTAACAAGCTCCTAAACGAAGGAGTATCCTTCAGAGTATTAATATTAATACCATACTGTTCATTAAGGGTTTTAATAAACAATTCTTTAGCAGGCTTCTTAATTTCGAATATACGGGAGGCAAAGTTTTTAATATCTTTAGCTTTGATAGCAATAGATTCATTCAAAGCTAAAGAATTGTTAATAACCTTAGACAATTGCTTTTTAGAAGCTAGAGCTAAATATGGCACTTCAGCGATTGCTTCACTAATAATCTTTGTCAGATTTTCGACTTCAGGATTAAATATATGTCCACACATCTCATTAATCTTATCATTAGATGCCCACACCACATCAAAATTATCTTTAGAAGTGAGCAGTTCTTTACGAATTAGTTCCTGCTGGCAGATTATTTCATAAATAGAACTAGAGTTACCTTCCTTGAGAGTGTAGCTTTTATTTTCTACCAAAGTGTCATAACTTAATCTAGGAAAATCAAATGCTCTGGAGACCGTGTTGGATAACTTCACAGAATTTTTAATCTCTTCTATGTTTTCAATCTTATTGTTATTTTCTTTAAGATACTCTGCAATATTTTTGGTAGCTTCTAATAATCTTGTGAATTCAGGAGTATTAATTATATTAGTAGAAGAACCAAACTTTTCTTTTGCTTCTCTTATTTTCAATTTTACCTTATCAAATTTCAGTCTATCTTCCCATAGGGATAAAAGATCAGTGAACGTCAGTTCAGCCTGAGGATAAGAATTTTCATATAAATTCTTTATAAAGTTACCAACTTTGTTTCCCACAAAATTATCATATTTTTTAGTATCCTCAAAAATATCAGTAGATTCTACTTTTATATCCTCAAGAACTACATCCTTGGATATAGAATACTTACCTTTAATAATCTTATTTGATTCAGTTAGATACGTAACTTCATTTTCAGTGATAGAAAATAACTCTACGTTTTCTCTTAGAGACCTACCAAGACAATCTCCCATCTTAATTAAAAGCGAAAGCTTGTTATCTCTGTTTTGTAAAACATGTGTCAACATAAATTTAATACTCCTACTTACATTATATATGTAATCTAGATTTCCTTAGTTTCTAGTTTTTATTCTTATTTTCCTCTCTTAGGATCATTCTAGTCACCTTTGCCACTTCCCCGTTCCTATTGTCCACTAATAACTTACTTCTAAGAGCTTTAAGAGTGTCAATCCTGGATACCTCTTTGGATACCTCTTCCTGTGCTGTAGGAGGTGTGTTTTCCTCACCCTCCATACCCATTTCAGGCCCAGGAGGAGGGGGAGCGCCCATAGGAGCACCACCCATAGGAGCCCCTGCGCCCATGTCAGGAGGCATCATAGCCTGCTGCTGCTCCATCATTTCTTCCATTTCTTCCTTAAGCTCCTTCTCAATCTCCTCAATTTCTTTATCATTAAGATTATAGTAGTCTTTATAAATTTTAGATTTTGGAAATAATTGAAGAGCTAACACTTGGCTAACAACCCCTGCTTTTTGAAGATCAATATCTAACCTTCGTTTAGTAAACATATCAGAAGAATCAGGAAGCTCCATTCTTAAAGAATTAACTAAGTTATCAGGGAATCCCTTAATTTTAAGATGCCTCTTAGCAATGGACTCAAGAGCAACTTCAATACTATGTTGAATCCTAGAAACAGTTCTAGCAAATTTAACATCTAATTGTGACAAATTCGCCTTTCTCTCTGGCGACTGTTCTTTTTCTACAATGTAGTCCTTTGGAATCTTAAGAGCAGCTAAAAGCTTATCTCTAAAGTATTTAACATCATCAACCTCTCCTAAGTTCTGAGCCCCAGGCAGGGTATCAATTTTTGTACCATTCCCGCCCCTAGTAGGAACAAAGAAATCTTCATCAGCGGAGAGAGGGTTATATCTTGCATCAACTTGACCTGTGTTACGATCGAAGAACTTTTCCTTTTTAAACTTATCTTTTAGCCTTTCAATAAACATTTCAGCTTTAGACGAAGGGAGTTGACCAACGTCAACATAAAAGATTCTTCGTTCTGGTGCCCTCATTAATCTATAGATCAACATAGCATCTTCCATTAACTTTAAAGATCTATAAATTTGTCTAGCTAAGGCAGCAATTGATTTTCCGTATGGATAAAACAAAGGGTCAGAAGAATGAAGCCTGAAATGAACAATCTGATTCTTGTCAAGCTCTATATACTGCTTGCCCTTCATAAACTGTCCTTGAACTCCATATGAATCCCAATCACTCTTTGAAGGAATTTCTTGCAAGAAGTCAGTTAAGTATCCGTATTCATTCTCAACTCTAAGAATATAATTGGGATTGAGAATTTTTACTCTATTGATTCCGGCTTTAGGGTTATCTAAATCAACAATCAATTCAATAAAACAGTCCCCATATTTTACAGTATTACGAATGACATCCCAGTAGAATCTATCAAATTTAATAGTCTCAAATAAATTCTCAACTTCTTTTTTAACCAACTCATCGTCGGTTATTACTTCCCACCTAGTACCTTCTATATTCTTTTGAGAGCAATCATCTGCATAAATATCAAATGCTGCCCCAATTTCTGGGTACTCATCCATCAACTCATATTCTTTATACCTGCGTTTGCGATTTATTTCAAGTTCTGGGAGTACTGGAAGGCTACCTCTAGACACCGAGAAAGATGCGGGATCCCCCCCTGTAGGTCTGTCTAATTTAATAACTTCTGGACTTACTACGGTATCGCCGCTAATGGGCTTCTCCATAGTATCAGGATCGTCTCCAAATTGTCGAACTACAGCATCTTGTGCTTTAGTAGCAAAAAACTTGGAAAAGAACCGCCCTAATCTGCCTACTGGATAGAAGAACCAGGATCCTCTCTGTGGGGATCCTCCAAACTCAGTATAACCTTCTTCAATTATATCTTTGTTTTTGTCTACTTCATCAGCCATTTTAAATCTTCCTCTGATATCCCACCTGGACCATAAGTCTTCACTGTATATTTAGTAGTTCTAATAGGACTTAATGGTCTATTTATACTAGTTCCCCTAATATGCTCAATTGGGGTTTTTTCCAGTATATTATTATAGCCATACACTGCCAAGGCTAAACTAATTACTAGATCATCATTATATCCTTTCTCTGCTTCTGCTTTTCCATTTTCTGAAATTATAAAAGTAAACAACTCTTCTACTGTTCTCTCTGAATTTATTCTTATAGTAGATGTTCTAATTGATTCTTCTAAATCGGCTAATAGAACTTCCCTATTCATATGAGTTACTTGATAACCCTTATTACCTTTCTCATCAATCCATATATTCTCATACTCTAGTGCTGTGAATAACCAATCAATTAGGTTATTACCTATAGTATTTCTCTCAGATATCACCGCTGCCGTGTTGTATAAATTGGCTTCTGTTGCTATAATTTGTGCAAATTCGTTAATAGGAGTTCTATTAGAATAAAACTCAGCTACTTGTTCCCCATTGTACATATTTAATATTTGGAATGCTGAGTAGTCTCTACCTCTACCTAAAGAGACATCAGCAGCTAGGACATATTCGTAAGCCGGATTTGGATCTTTCCAAACTCGCATCCTGTTATTATATTTTATATAAAACTCTTCACTAACTTGACTTTTTACATAATTCAGAATTTCTCCATCAACATAAGTATCACCTGTTCCTAGAAAATCGCACTCATATTCTTGTAACCATTTCCTTGGAGAAATATTAGACTTTGTGGTTTCTTCCCATTTTTCTACATCCAAAGGAGTGTCTAAGGACATCATAAACTTATATAAATCCTCATACCCTTCCTGCTTTTTATACTCTGGATGCTCCTGCCATTTGATATCTATTGCATTAAATGAATTTTCATTATTTATAGCACCACTGTACATATCGTGAAACCAGTTGCCAATACCATTAACTGTTGACAAAATAAAGGCGGCACCTCCTGTGGAAATAACTGGGTAGACCGCTGCCCAAATAGTATCAATATTTTCAATAAATGCTGCCTCGTCTACAACTAATAATGACCCAGCTAGGGACCTTCCTGATTGTTTTCCTGAAGCTCTACACCTAATAGTAGATCCGTTTACCAACCTTAGAGTATGTTTATTGTCTTCCTCTATTCCTGGCTTCATGATATCAGGGAGTTCATCGTACATCAGCTTAATCCTCTCCAGAACTTCCGTAG